TAAAGCTTGCCATTTTTCATGGTTCGAGAGAAGCGTCTGAAGCGGCAGTGATCCAAGGCAACGTAAATGGAGGACTTTACGAAGCCGCAAGGGGAGGCCACAAGGACCTTGTCGACTTTTTCAAAGATCAAGTTTCGTAAACATGTAGGGATCTTGTCTGTTTTCAATTTCAAAAGATGTTTCCAAATGACAATCTATATGGTTTGGGGTACCCCCACATTGGAAAATGGAACTGGTTCGACCTATGCACTGCAAGCGCCTCGACTGGCGTTCCGTCTTTTATGCAACCCAGGCGACCGAGGTTGTCCTCGTTTGTGTTGGGATCCTCACCACCCACTGGCTTGAGGGTCGAATTGTTCCCGTCCCGTGGATCCGTGTCCAAATGGATATTGGCCTTTTAGAAACATGCCTTTCATGGCAAGATTATACGGCATGTGCCAAGGATGGCGAAGTCCTCCAGATGATGGCAAATGCCTTGGGGAAAAAACTTGACTACATCCAACAACATACCTTTGATATTCCCACGTCCTTTCTCTATGTGGTCACGGCCATGCATTTCCTGACAGTAGCCATTCTTTTTTCAGACCACCCTCTTGGTCTCCCTCGTTGCTTGAACATTATCCAGTTAATCTTTCTGGTTATTTCTTTGTGTTGGTTTGGGCTTTCGTCGTTCAAGCAAGACATGTGTGACTACCTTGAAGGATGTAGCTTTGGGTGGTCCCTCTACCTTGTCCTTGTTGCCACCCTTCTCAATTTTTTCCGTCTCATCTACCACTTTTATAGGTTCCGTCGGGATGGAGAAGATTCGACTTCCCTTGACCTTGGCAAGCCGCAAGATGACTTGGAGTTAGAAGAAACCTTTGTGGCGGATCCTCGGGTAAAACGGTCCCAGTCCCATGACGCCCTCTACACCCTCCTTCGCCCTCCTGAAGCTGCCTCTTTGTCGAGGTTGGGGGGAATCCCAAGACCTCGTGGAGGTGCCATTGAGATGGTAGAACGTAGGCAAGCTTCTCAACAAGTTCCCGGATATCTAGCACTCGACGAGGGTTAAGAGAGGCAAGGTGATCCTGAAGTGACGAGGCAGATTCATCATTTAGGACGAGATTGGCAAGGGCAGACAGGTCACGCAGGAGGCGACGACGACTTTCCATTTATGTGAAACAATACAGTAGAGTTACGAATTTCATTAAATAAAAAAAGGACTTGGTTACAGAAGCTCCAAAATCTCTGGAAGAATGAGGGCCTTGAGATCCGTGAGGGACATGCGGCCCAGGATGGAGAGATCCGTGAGGTCAGCCTCTGCCAAAACGGGGTAGGGGCGAAGGGGGCGAAGAGGGAGGACACATTTCGCTGGGTCCTTCAAGCCACTTGGTCGCTTGGGCTTCACCTTGGAAGCTCCGTGATGGATGCCGAGGGATGCCCAGTGGGTAGTCGCGATACCCTTGACGACGGCCAAAATCTTGGATTTGAGTGCCTCTTCATTGCGAAAGTAGCGTGGTTCCCAAGAGATGGGATAGGCAAGCCTTTGACCAAAGCCATTGTATCCCTGGTGGATCGTCTTGGAGTTGAAAATCATCAAGGCACCGGCAGGCACGGGCAAACGTCTGGCATGGGTGCGCCACCCTTCGTAAAACTCTTCCCTAAGGGCCCCATCGTGGATCCGCTCGAGATAGAGGGAGTGGTCCTTGGTATGGCGAGGAGTGACTGATGCTTGGAGACGGCAGTAGATCTCATCCTTGTGCGAGCCAGGCCAGACAATTGTCTGTGCAGAGGTTGGAAGTGACCCGTCATCAACGTAGAGAATGCCTTGGTAGGAATGGGGCGACCCCAGACCCGCTTCAGAGAGGGCCGTGTTTTGATCAGCGTGCGCCCAACAGGGATTGATCGTGCATGCGTCTGTCGTAGTCGAGTAGAAAAACACATCCGTGCCAACGACCAAGTCGGCAGGAGGAACTCCATGGAGAATGGCAAAACACTCACGAACCCTGGGGTCTGCCCTGGCAGTCCAAGCCGACAAGCACTGGGGTGTGCCTACCGAAGTGAAAAATCCCTTGTCACAAATCCCAGGAGTAGATGCCTTTGGCCAAGGATGCTTCCTGTCGGCAAAGCCTCGAAAGGCCTTTGAAGTTTGAGGGTCAAGGGCCTCCTTGTCTACCATTGCCAAGAGGTCTTCAAAGAGTAGGCGGTGTTGGTGGGCTCGCTTGGCATCATCCCAGAGATCCGTAATGATGACAAAACCAAACTCGTCAAGGACAGGCTTGAGGGCCTCGGGCGTCTCGGCAACTTGGTCATAAGAGATGGAGGCTTGGTCGGTTCGTTCCTTTTCCAGGAAGGGTGAAGAAAAGTCGGTGGAAGTGGTGGCCATTGAATATAGGGTGTTCAGGCTTTTTAAGCATTCAAATGATACATACAAATTCCTCGGCGAATTTATTCAAGGTGGAAATCCTCCGATTTGATTTCTTAGAGCCTAGCTCAAGAATTTGTATCAAGGTGCAAATCCTCCGGTTTGATTTCGCAGAGTGATTTTTGATTTGGTTGAGCATAGCTCAATTGAATCAAGGATTTTACCTCTAATACAGGATACAAATCAAACCAAGTCATAGTTGGGAGGAGCCTCCCGGTCACAGCTTGGGTTGTGGAACAAGTCACATTTGATTTCGTAGGTGGACGTCTGGAGACTAATGACTCCTTCAAGACTTCCTCCTCCCTCGTCACCAGATGGAACAATCATAAATTTTTTACCCACCTCAGGTCCTTTGTAGATCTTGGTTGAGCTAGGATCAATCGTTTCGTCTGCAAAGAGAACGCCGTTACCGTAGCGCAAGGTGTAAGTCTTGGGTTCCTGTGAAGAATTTTTCACAAGGATTTGAAATGGCTCAAAGAAGCCAAGGTAAGAACAAGACGTTGAGATACAATCTTCAAGTACCGTGTTGACTTCGAGGCGGGGGTTTGGCCCGTCGCTCGAAGCTTGAAGTTCAAGTACCGCGTTGATTTCGAGGCAGGGGTTTGGCCCGTCGCTCGAAGCTTGAAGACAAGGATCCATCAGAGAATTTTAATAATAATGACTTTCCACTAAAAAAAAAATTTAACCACCATCAAATAAAATGAAGTTTCTCTATGTTCACACCAAGGGCGCATCGCCATGTGAGTGTTACCTCTCCAACCTCCAAATGCTTAAGAAGCCTTTGGTTTATGAGGGTCTCACCTATCCCTCCATCGAGCACGCCTTTCAGGCCGCAAAATACAATTACATCACGATGCGGTCCACCGCTAAACGCGGTGGAGAAGAGCTGAAGCGCCTCTTTACGGTTGGGGAAGAGTATGGAAAGTTGCCGGCCACCCAGGCTTGCTCCAAGGGGAAAAGAGGAACCATGGACAAGAAACACAAGGTGGACCTTGATCTTCACCGTTGGAACGCCGTTTCTCTCCAAGTGATGAAGAAATTGATGGCGGAGAGGGCAAAGGTCGACCGGGTGTTTGTTGCGTGCCTGATTGATGCTCGTCGCAAGGGTTTGAAGATTTACCACAAGGAAAAGGGGGTCAATGCGTTTTGGGGTGGCCACTTTACGGACAAGGATCGTACAAAGTTTCAGGGTCAGAATCATATGGGACTCCTTCTGGAGCAACTCGGAGACCATTTGCTTGACTTGTATGGGTCAGAACACTTTTCCAAAGATCTTCCCAAATCCTTTGCCGATTGCTCATTCAAGAAATCGGCTGCGGCTGAGAAACGATCCCGGCGTGGCATTGTCGGGTCGCGCAAGACGAGTGGGTCCAGGAAGAAGAGGACCGCATCAACGTCCCGCAAGCGTGTCTCGCGGAAACGCGTCTCCCGCAAGACGAGTGGGTCCAGGAAGAAGAGGACCGCATCAACGTCCCGCAAGCGTGTCTCGCGGAAACGCGTCTCCCGCAAGACGAGTGGGTCCAGGAAGAAGAGAACGAAATCAAGGAAATAATTTATTTCTTGTCTCCTCCCGACCCACCTGGCCTAAACCACCTTTCAAAATATCTGGGGGCCAAATCCAAGCCGACAGCTATCTCCTCAGGTTGGATACGGATGGAAGGATCCGATGAGATGTCCACAAATAAAAGATCAAAATTTGTTTTGTACTTGGCAGTTAGAACACTTGCAATAGAAGAGTCAAGGGGCTCGACAACGGGTGGTCCGGTAGTGTCCCTTTTTGCCAAAGCCTCTTTATTGGTGCGGTAAAGGACCATGTCGTCTCTAAAATAATAGCCTTTCTCTTCTCGACAACCAGGAAAAATGGTCCCATCCACAAGGCCAAGGAATTCTTCTGGAACTCTAGAAAACCAAGAAGGACATCGTTTTCCATCATTCCATTTTAGAAACTCAACAGGCATCAAAGATAGATGCCTACCTTCCGCCGTCCTACATGTGTTCAAGCCGGGCATGTAACTGAAATAGACTACAGCCGTCATGGCCAAAGAAAAATAGTCGCCCATCACCATTGTGTAGGGTGTGGGCATGCGATCAATGAGCCAAGGATCTTGGGTGTAGGGGGTCCCAGCAGCACCAATCCCGCAAGACCCGATGGGTGTGTCATCTCCTCGGAGGAGACACGAGTTTCCATAATCTAAAATGCAAGGAATTGCAGGTATGCCTAGGTAGGATCCACCTTTTGCTAGGGGAAGAAATGCCTCAGGAACAAGTTCCCTCAGGTCAGACCTTCCAAGGTGCTCAACAATGCCATTATCTCCCCATTTCCGGATGATTATGTTTTCAGGTTTCAAGTCGCGGTGATAGACTCCATCGCGGTGCAAGGCTCCAACAGCCAAGTAAAGTAGCCAAACGATACACTTACCATTCTCAGCGTAACCGGTCCTGATAGACTTTCTCCGCCCAAACCTGGCCCCTTCCTTTTTAATGATTTCAAACATCTCATCTCCCCCGACCAATTCAGAGAGGAGGGAGTAGGAAAAGTAACTTCCTCCCGTCTCGGTTGCGATTTCTTCCTTGAGACAGCACAGGTAGAGATTGAGGAGAGGAGACCTAGGCAAGGAGCGCAAGATGTCAATCTCGATTTTCATTTCTCTTTCCCAAAGTCGACCTTGTTCCCGGTCTTCCGTCTTGGCCAAGCTCTTGACAACGAAACCGTCTTTGGTAGAAACGGTTCTCATGTTGGGACATAACCCTTCAAGTTTCTCTTTTCCAGTCTCGGTCAAGAATCCGAGTCGCACCGAAAAGGGACCATGTTCAACAATAGGAAAGGGTCTCCTAATCAATGGTTTATCGCTTCCATTTTTGGTGACACACACATCACCGCCATCGGTTGCCATGTTTAAGGAATAGAAGTGAAATTATTCAGTTTCTTTTTCTCCGAAAAAGATTTGGTGTTCCCCTAAGCGGTGTCATGGTCACACCTTGGCTGCCTTGGCCAATCGATAATTTTATACATTGATTGAATTGAGCTATGCCCAACCAAACCAGATGATATTCATCCTGATGTATGTAGATTTATTTTTGAAATCGTGATGCGAACAACTTACGCCTCGCTTCTGGGTCACTCGGGTGGAGACGTTCCCATTCAGCTTGGCGTTTGGTCGCTTCTTCGGCTTCTTCCTCTGCCACTCTTGCTTCACGTTCTGCTGCTTCGGAAGAATCAATTGCCTTTTGGAGTTCACGCGCAGAGTCTATGCCTAATGCCAAGAGGTACGACACCGGCATGTTTCGAAGGGGTGCCACCTCATCCATCTTGGCCTTGACTGTCGCAAGGCCCAAAGTAGCCTCCTTGGTTTCAAGGATGAGGCGGATATAGGACCAAACAAAGGGGAAATTGTCTTCACTCAACACCGTTTCCTCGGTGACTTGAGAGGCCTTGGAGACAAGAAGGTCAAGAAGGTCGCGTGTGTGGCTAAAGGTAGCGTGGTCGTCCATGAAACGGTCAAGCTTTCCCATGGCAAAATTGAGACGGTCAATGTCACCTCCTACATGGTGGGTATAGAGTTCTTCAAACAAAGAAACCGACACAGAGTTCAAGATGCAATCTTCAAATCCTTGGAAAGGATCACGAGTAGTCATCGGGCAAGTAAATTATGTCGCTTTGTTTGCTTGTCGAGAAAAAAGAAAATAGTTGGAACTTTCCGCCCAATTACCCTACATCCCCAAATCCCTTTCGCCTCTTCCCCTTTCAGATGCAAGACCAAGCAACCCCCACTCCCTTCCTCATACCCTTTACCAAGCCACGCGGCCAGAAGCCCCGTGAGCGACTGCGTGTGAGACTTGAAGAACCAAGCAAGTCATCCAAGACCAAGCAAGCGAAACCGGCACCGTCCATCCCGTCCACTCCCCGCTTCGCTGAAGCGGTGAAACCAACCGTCGCTCCGCCTCCGCCACCCGTTCTCCCACTGCCCGTTTCTGCGTCATCTACAACACCACCCGTCGTCCCACCACCACCATCCGTCGTCCCTTCTTCAACGGCCCCACCACAGCGGAAGCGAAAAGAGGCACGTCCTCTCAAGAAGGCTCGGCAGGCTGTGGAGCCTGATGTCCCGGCACCTCGATCTGTGGTCTATACCAAGTGTTGGATTTGTGACCGGGCCAAGCCCAAGGGGAAGCGCCAGTTTTGTTCTCAATGCTACCTCGTCCACCTCCGCCACGACCTCAAGACCTACCGCAAGAAGGAGGCCAAGGTTCAGGGATGCACCAAGTGCCGCATGATGGCAACCACCAAGACGGGTCTTCCTGGCGCATGCATTCCGGGCATGAAGCGCCTCACCCCCACCCACTGGACGTGTGTCAAGTGCCTGGCTCCCTTTCGCACCTCGTCAAACCTCGTTTCCCACATCCTCCGCTGCGACTCTGGCGCGAAGCCCGCCAAGAAACGCAACCTGGAGTTTGCCAAGGAGGCCAAGGTCCACGACCACACCCCGATGACGGCTACCTTTTTCCTCCTCTTTTTGCAGGCGTGGCGGTCTGGCGTCGTGACACGCAAGGGACCCGAGGTGGTCATCAAGAGCCTCCTGGAAGAGGTGGACGTTGAGGTGGGCCCATCTTCGACTCCACCTCCCGCCTTTGTCGAGGACCTGGCACGAACCCTTGCGGCGTGGAAGGACCGTCTCTCCAAGTCAAAGAACGTCACGTTGTTTTTCCGGGGTTCCTACCCATGGTACGTGGCGCCTCACCACCTCGAGCGCCTCGACCTCCTCATGAAGGTGCTGACAAAGGAGGAAGCATCTCCGCAGTGATGTGTGCATGAATGTGGGTGGGGTGTCAGTTTATCTGATTTTTACCCTAAAAATCTATTCGTTTGCCATTTATTTAAATCCTTCCGTCATACCCACTTGAATTTTTACTCTGCTCCACACCAAAATGACCTCAGCCTATTGGCTGTCTGAAGAACCTGCTGTGGTTGATGAAGACGTTCCCCGTCAAGAAGAACCTTATGCAACGTGGGTGACGGCGTTTTACAAGGCCCTTGCCAAACATCCCACACGTGCCAAGTTGGTGGTGCCTCGCCCCGTCGTTTTACAATGTGAAGGGGGAAAATCAAAGTGGAGAAATTTGGGCAGCATAGCCAAGGCTCTTGAGAGGGATCCCCAGCACATGGCCAGATGGTTTGAAGCTGAAATATCCATGCCAGGACTTCTTCTTGCACCCTCTGGTGAAACCCTCACCTTTCCACGAAAAATTAAAGAAGGCCAAGTGCCCTCCCTTCTCGGCCGCTACATGGCCATTTACGTCTTGTGTCCCAAGTGTGGACGCGGCCCCATGACCCTCACCAAGGAACCCATGTTGCGTAAAACCCTGATGGCATGTGTGAAGTGCGGTGATTGCGGAGCTATGCCTCCAATTCTCCAAGGCTACAGGGCAACCTCCAAGGGAGAAAGACGACGTGAACGACGTAAAGATGGGAAATAAAATTTTTCATGCCTCCACGCAGGATCGATCCAACCCTCCAACATTGATGGTCAACGGTGTGCATGTACCTCTTGCTCAAACGGGTGGGAAGGGGTGAGGCGTGAACTTTGTGGTCTCAATGCGGGGTCATGTCAAGGATTCAACGCGACGGATTGTTCATGCCCGGCTTCTTCTGGAGCACCACGTGCCATCCCTAACCTCTTGTCCGTCTTGGTGGGGATTGGGATGAGTCTTGGCATGGGAAAGATGATTTTCCAATAAATTTTTCTTTTTTATTTTGATTTAGGGCTCCGGCCGAAAAACCCACAAGACCTTTTCAAATTGACCATGACGTTTCTACCTTTTCTCTTTGTCCTTGGCTTCCAAGACGTCTTGGTTCAAGGCCATTCAAAATTCCAAGCCACTCCAACCAAGCTTTCATATGCCTATTGGTTTTCGGACCTCCACTTGGATGACCATTACCATCCTGGCGCTCCCGACCAGTGTTGGCCTGGAACTTCGTCTGGGATGAAGTGTTGTCGCGTCTATGACATTCCTCTCAAGGGATCCAAGCCAGCATCCAAGTGGGGCGATTATGGATGTGATGCACCGAAATTGCTGGTGAAGACCTTGATGGACGCGACCAAGGATCAGCTTTTCCCGACCTTTCCACCAGACCTCTTGATCCAGACGGGGGACTTGGTCGACCATCACGACATTGCCCAAGACTTTTCACACAACATGAACGAGATTGATATTGCGACGTCCGCGCTCGAGACTTTAGATGTTAAGGATCAAATCTTTGTGATTGGCAACCACGATACTTGGCCAGTCGATCAACTGGGAACGCCGGACGGAGGATCGACAAAGTTGACAGACTACCTTTGGGGACGTTGGTCTGCTTGGCTACCTCCTCACCAGAAGAAGAATTTTCTAGAAGGTGGTTACTACCAGAGGGATCTTGGTCCGACCCTTCGAGTCATTGTCATCAACTCCCTCTATGACGATGACCACAATCTACTCATCACCAAGGCCAAGGACCCTGGGTCCCAAACAACTTGGCTCGAAGAGGCGCTAAAGACCGCCCAAAAAGACGCCAAGAAAGTTTGGATTCTGGGCCACATTCCTCCTGGCAACGGAGAGGCTGACATCTCCTACACCAAATTTCTCAAGGATCTCACAACGACCTACAAGGACATTATCCTTGGGCAATTTTTTGGCCATACCCACCTCGATTCCTTTGCACTTTACCCTCCTCACGCCTCAGGATCGCCCTATGCCATGATTATGCCCTCCGTCGTTCCGGACCATCATGACCCGACTGTCCGGGTTGTAGCCTACCAAGAGGATGGGACCATTGTGGATTTTCACACCTTTTCACTCAACTTGACCCATCTTGTGAAGACGGAGGAGGCAGCTTTGGAAAAGGTTTGGACTGGATCTGAAGTCTTGGGTCCCACCTTGGACGTCGGAGCCTGGTGGACTAAAACTCTTCAAGCACCATCTATGATGGAAGAATTTTGGTCGTGGCACCATGTGGGACAGCCACCGTCTGCGAGTCAAGGTGAAATCAGGGCGGCTCTAGAAGCTATGGCGATTTGATTGATCAAGGTTGAAGGACTTGTAAATAAACACTTTATTTTATAGATTGCTTAACCGCTATGACAAGCCTCTTGAATAATTTTCATCAACCGTTTTTCTATGTAAACGAAAACCTCGTGGTTAATTGTATCCTTCAGACCAATTGACGAATAATCTCGTACAAGATTTCGCACCATCTCTTCATCCATTGCATGAGAATCTGTGTCTTTGGGCAAGGTTTCAGCTAGATTGTTAATGCTAGATGCAAAGAAATGAGGAATTTCTTCCCGTAACTTTTGACGCTCTAGATGCTCAATGGTCGAACCAAAGGAATTCAAGTCGTCTACCAAAGACGATAACCAAGACTTGAACGACTCTTCTTTCTTCTCTTCCTCGGCAAGATGTCTGGACGCATTTGTCAAGACATCATGCAGACGGTGATAAGCAACAATCTTTTCTCCAACATCTCCTTTTGCATTTAATCTGTTAATTTCCGCATGAATTCCTTCAATGCGACTGCCAATCTCCTCTACGGTTCTCCTAGCCGCGTCGAGATCCGGGTTCACATGGGACAAGTCGGCCTCTACATCATCCGGCGACTCGCCCTCGCGAAGAGCCGTTAAAATGGCAGTCTTTCTCTCTATGGGTGCTCTTAGGCTACTCTCAACTTGGCTATATCCCTCCAAGGCATCATCCACACCTTTATAATCTCCCTTGGTGAGTTGTTCTAGAGGAGCGGCACGAATAGCTGCTTGAGTTTGACTAATTTGTTCTTCAACATCTGCTTTTTCTTTTGTCAATTCTTCCTCCTCTTTTGAAAGTAGTGTGTTTCTCTCAGTGTACGCGGCTACAAGCTTTTCTTGAGTCTTTTCAACTTTCTTGGCAGCCTCCACCTGTCCTGTCCCCCAAACCCGTGTCCATCGAGCTAAGAAGGGATACACCGTGACCATATTTTCAAAATCTTTCCTCTCCTTCTGAAATGCATCGTTTTCCTTAAAGGTTTCAATAACCTTGAGAGGATCATAGTTTCCGCAGTAGGTTGTGACTACTACCTTGCAAAAATTAAGAAATTCCTCCTTGGCCATTGCTTCCTGTGGAGTTCTAGCCAATAGCTTCTCCGCCTTGGCATTGGCATATATCAAAAACCGTTGAGGATCTAAACCAGATTTTGGTATAGGCCGGAGCCAAACCTCTGCCTCTGGATGGCCCTCGAGAGGATCATTGACCGAGGGCCTGTGAGGCTTTTCCGGAAGAGGGAGATCTGTGTCAAGTTTTGCAATTTCTTGTCCAATCAAATCTTCAAGTTCAGCAGCACGATAACCAAATAAAGCGAGTTTGCCACTCAAGTCGGAAATTTGGCCAATAAAGCGGCCAATTTGAGGCCGCCAAACGTCTGAAGTCTCTTTAAGATCGTCTGAAGTCTTTTCCTGGCCCAAGCCTATCGCCACGGATAGAATGTCTGGCAGGTCGTGATAGAATTGGGTCAGCCACGCTTTGGCCTTTTTGGCCTCAGCATAAGTCATCTGCTTGACATCTGATAGGTAAGTAGCCTGAGAAGATTCAACAATAGCTTTAACCAAGCCCTTCACCTCGTCTAAAATTTCGTCAGGGATAGGTTTGTGTCGGGCTGCTGCTCTCTTGATCAATGCATGCTCTTCCGCAGATAATCCATCATCATCGCCCTCTTCAACAGAAATAGGTTCCTCGCCTGCTTCTTCTTCTTCTTCTTTTTTTTCTTCACTTCCCAGACCAAATTTCGTCTTGAGTTCTTCGATTTCATCAGGCCTTACATCTCCCTTGAATTCATCGACCAAGCTTTCCAGAATATCTCTTTCCAACGTAAACTCTGGGCCTCTGCCTTTCATTCTGGCAACACACCCACTGCATACGGCATTAAATTTTGTAAGCCATGTCAAAAATTCTCTCCGATTTGGTCCATCTTCCACCCTTCTAGACACATGGTCTCCCAACTTGCCAAGCAGTGGACAAATGTCATCAAATGCCAGGCCTAAAACAATTCGAAGAACATAGAGGGTCGCTAGAGAAAAGATGGGCTGCCACTCCTCCAAAGGCACATCATAAACATATTTTTCCTTCATGTCTTCCCATGCCTTGTAAGGCCCCTCCATGGTAATTTGTAGAACCATTGTCTGGAATTGGAACTGAAACCGTGTGATGGTTGGATTGGAATGTTTAGCTGCGTACCCCGGTTCCATTGATATTTTATTAATCATATCTCAAATAAAAATTTATTACACAGGTCTCGGTGGTCGTCCAATCAAGTCATTCAATGAACGTCCCGTCGTGTCTTGGACCACATCGTCTTGGACAAGCGAGGAGTAAGCGCCGGTGAGGAGGGTCGGATCGCGTTGGATGGTCGTCATGGTCTTCATCCGCTTCGTCTTAACCACCTCCGCCTCTGGCGGCACGTGGAGGCCCACCGAGGCACACGTCTCCAAATCCCTTTCATACATTGGCTCTTCCAACTCGAAGCGCATTGCCGCACCCATCCCCATGACTTCCTGGACCAACAGCTTGTAGTTGTAGGGCATGCGCACCTTGAACACCCCATCGGACCGTTTGCATCGACGGCAATAGGGTTTGGACGCACGCACCATGGACTGTTTGCGCTTGGAGGTGAGGGCACGTGCCGGCTCCGCAATCAATCCACAAATGGAGCAGACCACCGTAATGTAATCGTCAGATTGGTCCAAGAAGCGGTCCTTGGTGATTTGGGTCGCTCCATTGGCCGCAATGCAGTCACGCTCCATTTCACCCAGTCGTAGACCACCTTCTCGTGCGCGCCCTTCCGTTGCCTGGCGTGTCGTGACTTGACGTTGGCCGCGTGACCGGGCATGGTACTTGTCGTCAACCATCTGGCGCAAGCGCTGGTAAAAGATGGGGCCCATGTAGACGTCCACCTCCATGAGCTTCCCCGTAACACCATCAATCATGGGTTCCTTACCACTCTTCGAGAAGCCATAGGTCTCGAGCACCTCCCCAATCGAGTCAATGTCCACGTCTTCAAAGGCCGTTCCGTCTCCCAAGCGGCCTTCGAGGGCGGCAGCCTTTCCCACAAACATTTCAATCAAATGGCCCACCGTCATTCGTGAAGGAAGGGCCAAGGGATTCATAATGGCCGATGGGCGAATCCCGGTCCTCATCGAAAAGGGCATGTCGGCATCGGGGACGATCCTCCCAATGACACCCTTTTGGGCATGGCGTGAGGCAAACTTGTCACCCTGACAAGGAACACGGACGGACCGCATATGAACACACCCTTGTTTCCGGTCATTGCACGTTGAGGAAAGGGTCACGGACTGAACGACAGCCTCCTTGTCAAACCGTTTAATCGTCTCCGATTGGTCACGGGCCACCATGGCATGCTTGTCATTCGAAGCCAAGTTGTGGATCAACATCTGCTTCCCAATCACCACATCACCATCCTTCAGACGCTCACCCACCATAGGAAACCCATTGGCCTGAAGCTTTTCATAGTTGGCCGCCTTCATCCCCGTGCAATACTCGTCGGGTTTGGAAAAGCGCTCCGCATCGACACCAATTGTTTTTTGGACATCTTCCGAGTAGGTGCGCATGTAAAACGTTCGAAATAGCCCTGCGTCAATGGCGGCTTGGTTAAAGACGAGGGAGTCTTCTTGGTTGGACCCGCGTGGCAAGATGGCAATGACCATGTTTTGACCGGCTGGAAGTTGGTGAAGGCCCATGGCTTCTTCCATAAAGGAGGAGACGAGGGGACGGGTTGGATAGAACAAGACGTGGGACGACGTCCGGTTGTAGAGCTCTACTCCAGGCACCCCAATGGCGGCTTGGCCCATGGACGACTGGTAGGTGTTTCGTGGGGCGGGGTTGTGGTTGGAGAAGGGGATCAGGGTCGTGGACTCTCCATAGATGATGAGGGGATGGATTTCACAATGGGTCCACGCTTCGGTCGGTGGTGCGGGTTTCTGGGGGTCCATCCAGACCAAGAGGGATTGTTCCTCTTCGTGCTTGTCGACATACTCGATACACTTGTGCAACATGAGCTGTCGCCATACCTCCACCGAAGACCCACCATAGACATCCAAGATGTGGCGTACCTTGACGAGGGTATCGGCCATGCTTCCATCCTCGGGGATGATGTAGAGGGGCCTCCGCGTGCCTCCCGCATCACACGTCACATAGACTTCTCCCAATTGCTTGTCGTAGACGACAGACGTTTCGGGAGGGACTTGGAAGGACCGGCGCATTTCACGAATCATCTTCACCACCTTCAAGGGCTTGGACACGAGGGCCATAGGTATGCCGTTGATCATGAGGGTGGCGGCCACCTCGTCCCCCGACTCTCCAATGGACCCCATCACCTGGTCGTCCAAAGCGTCAATCGCCGCATCCAAGGCCTCGGGGTCCTTCTCCAGGGCTGTGACCGCCACAAGATTTCCATCGTCAAAGTCGTAGGTCGTCCCTGGAAAGTAGCGAAACTCGTCGGGTTCAAGAGCATAGAGGATAACATTGGCCATGACGTCGGACCGGACGCCGGTCGTGACACGGGCGCCCAAGGCCAATGCCTTGATGAGACCGCAGGGTTGGCCTTCAGGTGTCGTGGCCGGGCAGGCAATTCCCCAGTGAGAAAACCTGAGCATACGTGGCTTGGGGTTTTTCCCTTCTCGATTCAGTGGCACATTGAGTTTACGAAGGTGGGCCAGCCATGTCATGTGACACATCCGTTTCATGGGTTGTGAGATGCCCGTCTGGGTCGAGGCGCCCTTCTTGGTACCCCACTTGCCCGTCGCGAGGGCAAACTTGAAATTGTCGGTAATGGTTTTCCAAGACACCATGTCGCCCACATTGATAGCCTTGTTTGCCTTGACATCCTTCCGCAACGAATTCAGGAGTTTTCGCAAAAGGGTGCGCCAGTTTTGGCGGAGACAAAGTGACATTAGCATCCCAGAGGTTTCAATCTGCTTGTTTCCATAGTGGTCCTTGTCATCCTTTTCCCTCAGCTTTGGCTCAAAGCCACACATGGCCAGGCGATAGACGAGGTAGGCAAAGAAACGCCGCTTGCGCACCAAAACATCGGGTGTATTCTTCACACCTACATGGGGCAAGAATTCATTTGCCATGAGGTGGTGGACATACTTGTACCTCTCCTCCTTGGTAGGTTTCAGTGTTCCAATACACCCAATCCAGTCAATGATTTCCTCGTATGACATCATTGAAAAATCAGGCATGTATTTTCCCTTGGACTCGGTGCCCTCCTCATCGGCTCCCGACGAACGCGTACACCGGCACCATTTTTCGTTGCAAAACACCGTCATGACCCAGTAGTGGAGGTCACGCATTTCAGCGGTTGTCCACGGAGAGCCCTTGGGAAAGGGGCGGCGTCCCGACAGGCGTCCCGCCGAAACGACACACCGCGCCGCTTCGGCCATGGTGCGGAAGCCCAGCAGGCGAAAGACGGCAAAAATAGGTACGGCCTTTTTGATGTAGGGAATGTCCACCCAGAAGCGTTTGATCCCCTTGACGTCCGTCATGCGGATGGTGAGGGTGGAGGTTGACCGCAACTTGTCTTCGTGGCATGATCGGATTTCAGCCATGAGGGTGTACTTGGTCTTGTTGGACTTGAAAATGAAGGCACGGTTGATACGGAGTTTCTCTTGGGGTACCAACACTTTTTCCGACCCAGAGATGATAAAGTTGCCACCGTATTCATAAGGCGCATTGGGGTCCATAATGTCTGGTTCGTCTGCCGTGTGGCACACACAAGACCTCACCATGGCTGGAATCTCGCAGAGGAGCACATTCTCATTCAAGGTCCGCTTGGTAGGAATCCAATCAATCGTTCCATCCTCCCCAATCTTTTTGTACTCTTCGACATGCAAGACGTTTGCATAAAGTGATGCTGCATAGGTTTGCTTGCGCAAAATACATTCCTGGGGTGTAATGTCGCGAATGCACCCATCGTCTTCGCGAATGGTCGGTTTTCGTACCATGACATCCTGAAACCTTACTACATGCCGCATGTTTGCACACTCCAAGACTAGAATAGAATTTTCATTCACAATGTGTGGTGCGTGTTGAGTAATAAACTTGTTAAAGGATGCTATATGGTGCTTGATGAGACCCTCGTGACGAATCATGGAGCGGACCACGTCGCGCGCTTCTTCCTTGGTAAGGATGTGAGGGGAAGGTTCCGGGTCTCGTTGACGTTTGGCAAGGACGTCCTTGGCAGTGACGCGAGGAAATTCTTCAGGCTCTTGAATCTTTTCCTCTTCGTCGTCTTCAATGGTTGGTCCGCCACCAGCGTCACCCCTTTTACTGTGGGTCATGCGTCTTGTCCGACGTGTTCCAGTGACGGGCATTTTTGGTTGTGATGGTCAAGCTGAAATGGAAAAATAAGGTCAAACATTTTTATTCAAAGTTTTCAAGGACTCTCCTTGCCTCTTCTGTGGTGAGGGACTGCTTGCAATCACATGGGTTTATGGTCACGCGCGTTTATGGCCAAGTGTGGCTGCCAGCCTTCCAGATGAAAATAGCCACCATCGAGTTGATGATCCAAGACGTCTTTTCAATCGTCATGCGGTCTTCGAGGCCAGACGACCGGCGCTCAATGGACTTGCGGTAGCGGACAATCTCATCACCCGCAAGGTTGGCCAAGTCCAACTCGATCCACACCCACTCAGTGTCCAAGTAAATGTCGTCGCCACGGACATTACCAAGGGCAAAGACGCGGTGGAAAGGCGCTGTAGGGCTCATGCCTTTCGGGGTCAGCCGGGCATAGGGGCCGGACGGCCCAGGGCCGTAGATGATGGGGTCCACGGCGGGTGGCGGTGGTGGAGAGGGGTAATGAGGGGCGTAATGAGGGGCGTAATGAGGAGCGTAATGAGGGGCGTAATGAGGGGCGGCGATGGCCTCGGGAGCGTCGAGGTCGAGAAGGGGAGGGTCGACGGGGGAGCCAAGGTCGAGCAAACACGGAGAGTCTTTCATGGATGAGGGAACAGAAAGCTTGAGGTGGTGGCCCTTGGTGACTTCCATCCGGCCCAGGACGATCGTCTGTGTTTTTGGTGAATGCAAAGTACCTGGCTTTCAAAGAAGGGTCGTCTTTCACAAATAACGTTTCGACTTTAATTCACCGCCCTGAGCCCCCATAACATAGCCTGCGAGGGCGAGATCACGGGTCGGTGTTGGCTTCACAACGATGGGCTGCTTCGAAGGACAATAGCCGAAAAATGGCGGGGCAACCAAGGGCTTCGGATCCCAAAACGTGCCTCCCGACCAAGTGGATGGAGCAATGGGCTTGGAGAGAACGTAGCATAGGCCGCCAATGTTTGCCGTTTTGTAACCGAATTCAACGTGGCATTGGCCGTCGCTGTCTGGGATGGGGTGGACTGGGTGGACATGGGCCATGAAGCATTGGCCTCGGTGACACACGGCTCCATCACCAAAGGTTCGTTTGCAAAACGACGGGTCGTTCTGACAACAAGGGTAATAAGGATTCATCTTTTATTTCACTAAAGTGATTTGGTTTTGGTATCTGTGGGTTTGAGTGCTTCAAACTTGGTTGAATTCTCTTTCGGAGAATTGCTACCACAAGTCTTTTTTTCTATAAGGTGGTCGTTGCGATATTTTTGCTCCTCCTTCTTGTATGCCTTCTTGGTCTTGCTGCTTGTTATTACAAACAATGGGCAGCAAAACGGGCAGCCTCTGCCGGAGGCAACATCCCCACGGTCGGCAGGAGACGGCCTTTCCAGAGCACTTTGCCCCGCCAACCAGTCGGACCTCAAGCGTCAGTTACTTTCCCACCGCCTTCGGCCCCTCCCATGTACCCCTATGGGTCCGGGGGGTCAACTACAGAGCCCTATCGGGGGTTTTGGTAAGGAGAAGGAATCAACACCAGCAACTACAAGGTCAAAACCCATTCAGTGACGACTCCTATCCAAATTTTCACATCTAAGGCTCCAACTCGATTACCTCTGGTTCAGCAGGATCTAGACACGAATCATCACTTGTGACTTGAGGCTCATCATCCGCCCTTGGCTCATCATCCACTTTAGAGCTCGATGTGGCCCCAATCTTTGTCGCTTGCAAGATCTTGGCACCCCGATCTTCAGGGTCAAGGGCAGACGCAAGAAAGGTGTCAAATGCTTCCAATAAATCTTTCCATAGAGTTTCCATCTCAGTTACGGGTTCAAGGGTCAAGTCAGACCATGCCTTTTCAAGGGCACCCAAAGAAGTAAAATGATCAATCGATTCGACGAGGGATCCTCGTGAAATGAGTAGAAATTGGCGGTAGTGGCCCGTGGACCGGGTACGCCCTTCACCTTCTGCCAAGTTTGCGGAGACAGACGTCGCTGAACGTCCGAGCTGATTCAAGAGGTTGGGAAGGAGATTGGGAAGGCGCCCCCTTATGGTGGGATTGTCAAGAGACGTTAACCATCCAAGGGTTTTGGTCACAGTGTCTCGAACTTTTGGGTAGAGGGGGTGACCTTCGAGGGGCCGGTGACGTTTCATCGACATGACCGTCACCTGGTTTGCCATGGCAAAGGACCATTTACGCTTCGACATCGGGGTTTTGGTAAGGAGAAGGAATCAATAGAGCAAGTTTTCAATTTAAGCATAAAAATGTTCAAAGATTTTATTTAGAGATGATGAAAGAAGCCTTAGGCCCTTCCCTTGACCGCTTGCAACACCTCAAGCTTGTAGGGGTTAAAGTGCGGATTGCGTGACAAGAGGGCTTGCAAGTCCTTGACAAATGTAGTGATGGCTGGATAAATCTCAGTTTTCCACTGAGCCACATTCCGCAAAACGGTACGATCACGAAGACGTCCCGAGTCGGCATGGTACTCAACGTGAATGCACTTGAGGGCATCAAACATTTGCATGTAGCTTTGCATTTGCAAGGTGTCTTGCAGAGGAATGTGCTCTCCGACCCCAAAGATGCGTGTCTTGATTTCCACAATTGTGTCGTCATCGACACGCCCGTCCAACTTGCCATAAAATTTCCAAAAGTTGGGAAGGCCTTCTGGATCGTAGTGGGTAGTGGCGTCATTGGCAAGGTAGGTGGCAGAGGTAGATTCCTTGGAAACCTGAACCCCTCGAGCAACTTCAAACTTACGAATGGCTTGACCTTCATGGCGTCGTCCCTTCATTCGACAAATCCCTTGCTTCATTGTCGCGACACTGGAGAAGGAAGGTGGAATGTTGTTCAAGAGGCCATCCATGGCCGATTTGACTCGTGCTGAAAAGGCTGCCGCTGATTTGACTTGGGCTTCCCTAGAAGATCCGGATGCAGACGCCAAGGCTTGTTCGAGGGCTCCTTCCAGTGAATGGGGTGAGTCGAGGAGGTATTTGGCATTTTCCAAGACCTTGTAGTAACCATCGGGGTCAATCTTTGTCCAATATTCAACAAGTAGTTTTGCGCGCGATTCCTTGGGATGTTTTCCCATCATTTGGGCAGTTTTGTAAGGGGCCAAGGTCACGCAAGGAAAAACTTCATCTGTCCCAATCAAGTTTTCCCCTGGGGCATAGACTTTTGGCTTGGTGGGTGGAGAGGTGGGTTTTGGCGGAGATTGGACCTTGATTTTTTGGTTCGGGGGCGGGTGAGAAGGAAACTTGAGGCGCTTGACGAGCGTTGGACTCGTGGTGGCTTCCTTTGGTGGCGGAGAGGGAGGAAGAACGTTGGGTTCAGAAGGAGAGGATCCTTCTTTGGGTGATTTTGATGGTGAGGCCTTGGTGGCAGATGGTGAGGTCTTTGGAAGGGATGGAGATCCTTTGGGAGAATTTGATGGTGAGGCCTTGGTGGCAGATGGTGAGGTCTTTGGAAGGGATGAGGGAGATGATGATCGTGGAGGCGAATCACGAGGCGGTGACTTGCCCTCATCACTCCGCCTACACCAAACCATTCCGAGCTTTTCGGCACAACGTGTCTCGTGGCCACCAATGCCAGGCTTGAGTCTTTTTTGTTTGCAGTAGCGGCAGTAGGTTTCATTCGCCTGGAGAGGCTCATCGTCATTTTCTACGCCATCTTCTTGGGTTTCTTCGCCTACCTCATCTTGCTTGTCCGCTAAAACGACGGCACCGTGTTGGAAAAACATGGGCAAGGAGGTTTTGAATTTATCCACAAAGGCTTCCGTCGCTTCTTGAAGGATTTCATCCCCGCATCGGTCCCACATCCATTCGGCAATTGCTTTTCCCAAGTCACTTCGCTTACGTTTTGCAGGAGACGTCGCCATTCAGGGTGGGGTGAAAAGAGTTTGTAAAGGAACTTTGGATAAGTTTGAGGAAATCACCAAAGACGTTCACAAAATCTCACTGTAAAATTTCTCCAAATGGATTCTTCTGGCCTCTCCCAACCTTGGCTTGTTAATTCGCTTGCATCGCGTGTCGACCATGAGAGGCGATTTTTGGCCAAGGTTGAACGTAGTCTGACAAGACTTCAGAGGGCCTGGAAAGAGATTTACCGTCAACGGCAGGCCATTGTCACTATCCAAGCCTTTTGGAGAGGCACCTTGGTTCGTCTTTGGCCACCTATCGGCCTGACGGGATTTTTTGAAGAAGACACTTGGGTGACTTGGCTACCTACCAACCGTCTCTTGGCGCGTTCTGCAAATTATTTTTCGACCATTCTCCAAGCAGACAATCGGGGGTTCCCCAAGCCTTCACCCTTTTCCGACCAATCACGCTTCAGTCGGTGTCTCCACTTGGCCACTAGGCGCAAATTCAAATCGGAAAAGGAGGTGAGGGTGTTTCTTGATTTTCTCTTGTGTGACACGCCCATCCCTCTAGCCCTCTACGACTTTGAAACCTGGGCAACCTTTTACGACTTTCTCGACTTTATTGCCGCCGAAGCCAAACTTGAGTCGCTCAAGGCCCTCATGAAAAAGACGATTCTCCCGCAAGAGGAAGGGGCACCCCAAAAGAAGACGGGAAGCTTGACGATAGTTGAGGCATCGTTTTTGGACCAGTGGGTCACGGCCCTAGAACTCTTTGACTCGATTGACTTGGCACCTCTTGACAGCTTGACCTACCTTTTGGAAATATCGCGATCCTGTCTTCCACTTGACCGTTTCATGGAAGGGTTGGCTTCCATCTCCCCATCCAAAGTCATGGTGATGGATGACCCTGAAACCCTTGACATGACCTTGTGTGCCCTGGCAATCATCCAGCACTTTGCCATTTTTGATTTGGAGACTTGTTTCCCAAGGCATTGCGGGACAGATGGTACGGTGGACCCTGATACGGACAAGCTTATTGAAGAGTTTTCGGGAGCAATTGCCAATCGGACCATACCTCACCAGGTCTTGATTGATCCTTTCACCTTGACCTCTTGCCTTCCTGACCGTCTTCGTCCGCCAGAGGTGGTCGCAGCAGCCTTTCACAAGGACACCTCTCTGTGGCTGAAACCCCTTCTTCACTCGACAGGAATGATTTGGGGCAAGGAAATTGGCATTCTTGGAGGCGCCCCTGTCTGTTGGGCTCTTGGTCTTGACGACCATCCCTATGACATTGACATTTTTATTGCCAAGGAAGCCCTCGCCCCTATAGCAATTCAAGCTATTGTGGACGCTCTCTTGCCCCACGGACCCGTCGTCATGGCCATCTCGGAAGCCTTTCTCACTATCCGTCTTCTTGTTCCTTCACCTCCTCCCCCCATTCAAATCATCCTGTCTTCGTCTACGACTGTTGTAGAAGCACTTTACAACTTTGACTATGATTATGTCCAAGCCATGATGTTTCCCGACGGAAGCTTGAAGTGTACGGCCTTGGCCTTTCGTGCTTGGAGAAACGGTATAGCCAATCTTGCATGTTTGCCTCTTGAAGGGCGCCTCATCAGTTCGGACACCCTGGTAGAAGACAAAGAGACTCTTTGGCTGCCGGAAGCAAAGGTTTCGGCCTACCGTGCCCTCAAGGCCATCTCCAAGGGCTTTGACCTTCAACCCCGCCTCTTGAAAACCTTTACGGATTCAGAGCAGCTGGCTGCAAAGATTCGTTTGGCTCCGCGTCCTCCCCTACCCGTAGATGATCCCTATGGTGCATCTGCCCTTATGGCCATGTTTTATGCAAGGACCTTGCACACCTGGCATTCTCGTCTCCAATCCCCTGAAGACCTGGCAGGATATCTAGAGAATGTTAATGCTGCATGGTCCTTCAGCCGCCCCAACCTCCACAGCGACGTGAGTCCCTATGCCGTCGACGGGATTGACCAAGTTGATCCAGCGGCTACCGACCCCTTTGACTTTTCATCCATTTCTGACGTGGAAGCCTTGGCTCTCAAGATTTACAAAAAGGTTTATCGCTTGAAGAAGTCTCTGGAAAGAAGATTAAAAAGCAACTGGGAAAACCTTGATGTAGACTTTGAAATCAAGGGGCGTATCGTCCACAAGACAAACTTACCAAATGATCCGATGCCTCCTTTTGGCAAGATTATCATTGGCGTCCCTCGGACCTCCCCGTCTGGGAGGCTTCTCCATGCCCTTGGTATCAACACGCCCCTCAACCACAAAGATTACCCTGACCACTTTGCTCTGCGCGTCTACTTGAAGGAAGACCCCCTCTTGGCTCCACGCGAGACTCCTTCTGGATGCACCCAAACTGGGCAGTGGCCGCTTGGGTGGATCATCCGCCTTGGAGTGTCTGCTGTTTGTATTGGATCCGGTCATTATGCCCAACACCTTGCGCCTCGTCAGCTTTATTCCAAGTGTGCAACCTTTGGCCAGCGCAACTACAATTCAAGCTTCCTCTTTGGTGTCCAATCCACCAAGTCTTACATCTACCCTACACATTACCCTGGACCAAAGCACAAGCGTCTCCATCTTTTGACGGGTTTGCCCCAAGAAACGGTGTCACCATCCGGAAAGAAGCGGGTGAAGGAACCAAAGAGGATTCATTTTGATAGTGACAGTGAAACGTCCTCGAGCGATACGGATAGCTCTGACGAAGAGCCCTTCCTCATCTCTCCTCCAGCCACACCATAAATTATGGCAAAAAGTAAAACATGAGTGGGGGTGAGTGGACCCTAAAGTCCTTGACAACACGTGTCTTGGATCACGTAGACACAAGTGACTCGGAAATGCTTGACCTTGATTTCCAGGGATTTGTCTTTACTGGCAAAACCAAGTATGTCGCCCTCGAAGCCAGGTTTAAACGGGCAAATTTCAAACGCCGGCCCGATGAAGATGACGGTGTGGAGCCTCAACGTACGATTGGACTTGCCCGTCTTGACCAGGTAGATTATGGTGGTAGGCTTGGAGAGGCAGTCTGGGTCACCCATTTTGCTCTCGCCTCTGACAAACCACTTTACGACGTAGTTCTTGCCAAGCTTGGACCCCTTTCCGAATCACCCGAGCAGATTCTCTGGGACTCTTTGGCGGCGATGCCGGCCTATTTTGATCCACCCTCTTTACCCTTGGGAGTATTGGTTCCAGGAGAAGACACAGAGGCCATCCAGTCCTTTCAACAACGTGGTATGGAAATCATGATGGATGAGGGTGGTCTTGTTTTCCAAGAGGTAGAGGGACGTCCCTATGTCCCCATGACCAAGATTGTTTACGAACCATCCATCCTACGTGATTCACTCAAGTCTTTTAGAAAATAAATGTCCAGTGTTTCTCCTTCACCAAAAATACCTACCTTTATTGCCCAAGGCGGGTACGGGTGTGTGTACAGTGCACCGATTGGTCAGAAGAAACACATTCCACTCCCGTGTAAAGAAGGTCTATGGTGTGTCACCAAGATAATTGGGCGTGGCTCAGCTGAAGAAGCTGTGAAGAATGGACAAGTCATGAAGAGTGTTGATCCAGGTTATGTCTACCACGTACCTACCTTTGAAGAAATTATTCCAATGTCCAAGGAGGATCAGACCAAATACCGTTGCACGTTGAGTGAAAGGGCGGGTGATCCCTACTTGATGTACCAGGAGTATGCGGGGGTTGCCCTTGATGTTATTTATAAAAAGTTATCCTTGGATCCACCAGCGGGGACAGACGGAACACCCTTGAAACTTGGTCGTGAGTTTTTCAAAAGTATGGGAAATATCTTTGAAGCCCTTGTCCTTTTTACGTCAAAGATACATGAAAGTCACGAGATAGTGGTTCATGGAGATCTTAAACTGGGAAACATCTTGTTGGACGAGAAGGGCCAGATGCGCTTGATTGATTTTGACTTTTCTCTTCATTACAACCTGAAGACTTTGGAAGGTGAAAACTTTTTTGTTGGCGCCTCTCCTTACGCCATGGGGTCAAGAGACGCTTATTCGGTTTGGCCGCCTGAAGTCTATTTCCTCTACTATTCCCAACCCCGGAGGCGTTCTGACTACTTGGACAAGGGCCTCGTGGACCCACAAGAAATCATCCCTGGGAAAGTGGAAGCGTCGTCTTATGAGAAATTTTTACGCGATCGATACTTTCACTCCTCCTCGAAAGTGCTGAAGGTCCTTCATCTTACACGGTCAGAAATTGACAGATTTGTGGAAGAGAGTCTGGGGTACCTCAGGGCCCTCAAAGCCGGTGGCGAGCTTTTTGAATATGGTAGGTGGGACGGCAAGAAACGAGAATTTTTACCAGATCCTGAAGGAAATATGATGAGGTTGACCCTAAGCTTCGCAACCAAAATTTACGAACGATTTGATTTATGGGGCCTCGGTCTCACCCTCAAGGACCTGCTTGCCAAGGATGCCTTTGTGGATGGCAAGTTTCAAAAAAATATTTCAAACCTAGAGACAGAGATCCAGGGTTTGGCCTCTGGTCTTGGCGCCTTGGCGGATGCCATTGTCAAACAACCTGTCCTAGAAGGCCGGCCGACTCCGGTGCAAGCCCTCAAGGCCTACACGGATATCATCGAAGGGGGTCCCGTGGGACGTTTATTGGCTCTACTTTCTTGGCCCTTTGAAAAATTGAATGCATTTTTACGATGGTCACGTCTTGGCGTTGGGGCTCAGCGAGCAAATTCCGTCTTGAAACCTCTTCCTACATTCATTGTTTCCCAAGCGCCTCGAACTTGGAGGTGAGGGCACGTAAACGTGCACCTCACCACTAGTGGTCTGGTCCAGAAACATCTAAAATGTAAGACCATTTTACTCAAGTTAAAATTTTCAAGTGCATATTCATTTGGCCAGACCTCTAGAATAAACTTTTCACCATTTTTGATCTTTCATCCCTCCCATGCTCCGTCTCTACCGACCAAGCACCTTTGATCCAAGCGCTCCAGCCGTCGTCGGCCAGAACGTCACGTCAAAGCACAAACGGACCACCTTTCTCCCCCCTCGCGCCAGAAGACTCGAAAGAAGAAGATGTCTTGTTTAAGGGTCCCTTCCCGAAAGGCCACCCCTCGCTCCACCGTGTGGTATGGAGGACTGGATGGTTTTCTCTCTGGGGTGACACTGGGTTTTTGCCTCAGAGGGTTGTCGTCAACTCGTCGGACCAGTTTTACATTGTCTCGAAGCGCATTGGTGCTTTTCCCTCCCTCGATGAGTGTGAGATGAAGGCTTACCACCCTGGTGATCAAAGTCTTCGAGGCCTCGTCCAATCGCGTGACGCTACCCGCAAAACCCTCCGGTGCGAGGAGGGCGGTGTTTCACGCGCCATTGACGTCTTACGATCACGAGGGACCCTGCCAGAAGCCACATGGCATGCCATCCTCTACCACTTCATCTGCCGCTTCATCTCCCGCTCTGCCGACACTGGTCTTTGGAACGTCCTCATTGGACCTGACGGTTCCCCCTATGGGATTGAAGAGGTGAGGTGCAATGAGGAAAAGATGTCCATGACGCTTTGGGATGTCATCTTTTTGAGGAAACCTGCCAAGGTAAACCTGCCAAGGTCTATTGGCCCCAGATTGAGAAGGCCGTCCAAAGTGGCAAGGCAGGCTGGGCAGCAAAGATTCACACGAGAATTTTGCCCCACCTGGCAACCATTGACAAGGACGGTGAGATGACAAGGACGGTGAGATGATGGGGCGTGCCCTCCATGCCTATGCCACGGTGACAATGGATGAAAAATAAATAAAGGAAAATTCATAGGCTAATCTTAAAAGATGGACCAAGTGCCTGAGCTTTTTGCCGGGTGGTGGGGCGAGGTAGGCCTGGATCCCGTAGTGCCAGATCCTTTGGTTGATGATGATGAAGCAAGTTTATTGGAGAAAATCCGCAGAAAAATTATTTATGGACTTCGCAATTTAGCCTATCGCCCTAGGTCATTCCTATTGACGGTTGGCCTTTTGTTGATTTATCAGTTGTCCCTCGCAGAAGACTTGACATCAAGTGTTTTGTTAACCTTACTCACTCACCTCAATTCGTTTGGGGCTGCATGGGGTACCCGGTTGGTTTCCTTGCGACGGTCGAAACTCATGGTGTTTATTGGCAAGACCTTTCATATGTTTTTCAAGGCTGTTCGTTACATCCTGCCTTCGCGTCGTGAAGTCGTGGACCGGTGTGAAGGCGGGTGCCGAGAGGCGTTGGGTAATTTAGAGACGCAGCTTCGTGAGCAAGTGCATCTTTTGGGAGACACGAGGGAAAGATTGGAGCTTGGGGGTAGTGGGGGCTTAGCAGGAGCTGACGCTATGCCGGATCAAGAGTATTCCTTGGGAGTCTTTTTAAAAACTGTAGAACACATCTCGACCCTTTGGATCATGTTGACTCTGATCTTTACCCTCGCCAAGAATGACCGGCCCTCACCCCATCACTTGATTGCGGTTGCCGCTACCCTCAAGAACCTCATTCCCATCTACTCAAGCCTCATAACCCCCACGACAACATCTCAAATTTTGGATGGTGTGGCTGAGGGTATGCAAGGAATTTACCAGCTATTTGGTGTCATGGCAGCTGAGTATGGGGCAAAACTCCATCTCTTGGCTGACCACCTTTGGGTACTAAAACCGTATGATAACAGGGAAGACACCTCACTCACCCTCTACAGGTCTAATAATCTTGACACTATTCATTCCTCCTTTATGGTGACTTCACTCATGATTATGTTTCTCTTTGGAGTTTTTATTTATTTTATTCTTCCTCGGATGAGGAGTTAAACGGCAGAGGGCTCATGTTGGACGGGTTGCCATGAACGCAAAAAGTTGGCAATGGCAAAGGTCAATTCCCAAGAGGCAAAGGTGACAAGCTGGGTATTCAAATCCTTGACGATGGGTCCTTGGCGATCAATCAGGTGGCCAATGTAATTGGCACGTCTCGTTAAGGAAGCATCAGTTGTGGGTGGAAGATGGGGCTCCTTGATAAGGCCAGACGATTTTATGCACAAATAAATCAGAGTAACAATCCTCAATCTTGCCATTTTTCATGCTTCAAGAGAAGCGGCCGAATCGGCAGTCGTCCAATGCAAGGTCAACGAAGGACTGTATCCAGCGGCGGAAGGAGGACATAAGGACCTTGTTGACTTGTTCATTTCCAAGGGGGCTTCGTTTTCGGATACGAAGTGGTAGGAGCAAAGCTGCCACCCTACGTCCGTAGGACGTTTAGGGGGGGGGGGATGCATGGTGTGGCTTTAGGATGCCATAAGGGCCTTGTCGATTTCTTAAAATGACATCAACCTGATATCACACAGCAAAGATATTTATGAGGGAAAAGATGGAGAAAGTAGAGACTAAACGACAATTTTGAACGCAGTTCAAGGTCTTGTAAAGTCTTGCATTTTCCCAATAAACTATGCATTCAATCGTTGCATCAGCCATTCCAAGCCTTTGGCAGAGAATGTGGTTGAGCCTGGCAGGGGTATTTTCTTACCTTCACCTTGCCTTTATTCGGGGTCCTTTGGAAACTCTCTACCTCTATGGTCCGCGGGTGTTGGGTTGCTGGGAAGGCAAACCAGTGGAAGACATTTGTACCCACCTGGCTCCACGTACCCGAGCCGAATTCTGGCTCGACCATCCAGATGAGTGTATGGATTTGGTAGACAAAAACATTTATTCGTGGATTCTACTGGCCGAATACCTCATCATCCTCGTCTGCCTATGGTGGGTCATAAGAAGCCTTTCCCGGTGGTGGTGGCACAGACGCCTCTTGGACGACCTCCACCATCTCATTCAAGCCGCTGCAGCTTCTGCAAAGGGAAACTCGAACTTGAAGGAGCTCCAAGACTACAAACTTACATATGGCTCGACCCGACATAGTTTTGATTGACAAAAATACAGTGGTCTTTGATTACTACTGAAATGTCATACAGGTCATGGACCCAACGACGAGACCTAAAGATCGACGTAGTCGATCATTAATGATTGGGCAAAGCCCAATCTTTAGGGCCCTCACCTTTCGTACACTTATGGCGT